ATGTTCTTCGATTACTCAGTTACCATTATCTTCTTAGTACTATCTACTTTTGTCACATTCTCCGGCGGCATTCTTCTGATTGCACCTATCGCAGTACTAATCTCGGTAGTGGTTTTATACAGTAAATATCGTAGAAAAAAGCTCATTTCAGCTTATATTGATTTGCCAATGATAAATAAAATAGATAAATGAAATGCTTTTAACAAAGCAGGTATAATGTAGCAGTGTGACAAAAAATAAATTAAATCCCGTCTTTATAATGGGGCTTTTTTTCGTCTAAATTTCTTAAAAAAAGAATTCCAATTTTCAAATAAGGATATATATGAAAGAAAAGAAAACAGAGCAAGTAACTGTAAAAATATCGATTACACAGAAAGAATTTCTCAACTCACTAATAGAGAAGGGTAAAGCAAAAAATCTTGCTCAAAGCATTCAGCATCTCATCAACATGGCAATGATTTTAAATTAAAAAACAAAAAGTACTTAAAGGATTGAGTACTTCTCTTCAAGACAAGGATGTGTTAAATGAAGAAGAAAAAAATTAATGATTTAAAAGGTAAGAAATTACCTCTGCAGGATTTAGCTCAAAAATCGTGGAATTCCATTCATCAGCGAGCAGGTAAGGCTAAATCATATGAAGACGTAGAAATTTGCGATGAATGGTACACGTTTTCAATTTTTTACAGGTGGTTTGCTAAAAACCATGAAGAAGGTTGGGTTATTGATAAAGACATCATAATTGAAGGAAATCGAATCTATAGCCCTGAAACCTGCCTCATGGTCGCCCCTCTTTTAAATAGTCTCTTCCGTAGGTCTTCATCGAAGCACGGAATTAAAGGTGTGTATTTCGATAAAAGAACTAGTAAGTACTATGCACAGATTCGCATAGATGGAAAGACGAAACAATCAGGTTCTAGTTTAGACATCAATTATGCACATCAGCACTACGTTGAATTACGGAAAAAAAGGCTTATTGAACTCTTAGAGCGATTCAGCGATTGCACTAATTCATACGCATATGAAAGATTAGTTCAGGCTATCCAGCAATACCTATAACCAGAAACTAGAAATAAAAAAAGGGCATACCCGTTAAGTATGCCCAGTTTGGAGATTTATATAATGTATAACTATTTATTCAAATACGTGAGCGGGGATTGTGGTAGCGGTAAAACCTATGCACTTACACAATTGATCCTTAAAAGTGACGAGAAATTTATTATATCTCAAGGTACACTTAACCTTACTAAACAAACCGCTAAATCTTTAGGGGATTTAGCTAAGCTTATCACTACTGATACATCCAGAAACGTACAGGAAGACATCATCGATTTCCTTCTTAACCCTACACATCAAGTGTTGGTAATCACCGATGTTGCTTTTTTGCAGATCCGCGATGCATCACTACTGAAAAACTGGCGTATCTATCTTGACGATGTAGTTAATTTTCATAATTTTGTGACAAAGAACACGGAGCTAAAGGAACAAGTAGAAAATAATCTTTTTCAGAGTTATGAGGCAATCGGTAATAAGCATATCACGGCAAAACCACAGACCGATTTTGACGATGATCTAATTTCCGCACTAGCTAAAGAATTTAGTTTCGTGAAACAGTATGACTACTTCCTCATGAATGCTGGTTTTTTTGAAAAGATCGGAGCTACTAGTACTTACAAGGAGAAGAAAGGGCAACTGCAAGTGATGTCTTGGGTTGACCTAGACCGATATGCCGGGTTGGATATAACATTTCTGGCAAACGATTTCGAAAAAAGCTTGATCTATCTTGCCAGTCCAGAAAAATTCATCAAGACCGATTTGCAGTTAAGACAGCGTAAAACGCCCTTAAGTAAGCGTATGCGAGTACATTACTTCAGCGATGTAAATTTAACTGGAGAGTTGCAAAAGTACTCACCAGAGCAGTTCTATAAAGCCGTAAACTGGGTAAACACAAACCTTAAGGATTACATTTTCACGGTGAATGGAAGCCAGAGTACTAAAACACTAAACGGAACATATGTACCTCCGAAAAGTCGCGGGATCAATGAATATAAGGATTTTAATAAGGCAGTTTGGTTTGTTAGCTTGAAACCTTCAACAGTTGAAGTTAAGCAGTGTGAATTGATGTTTGGTCTTACATATCAGCAGATCCTACATGCAAGGCAGAATGAGGAAATGTACCAATTCATATTACGTACTCAGCTTAGAGATTTTGATAGTGATGAAGTAGTTGATGTTTACGTTTTTGATAAACAACAGGCATTGTATCTTAGTGATAATCCCATCTTTATTGATCTGGGTATTGAGCAAAGTAACAGTAGTAAAGCAGTTAGTTCGTTTGTCGCTATGAATCTTACCAGTGCGGAAAACTCAGCCTATGGACGGATCACACTGGAAAGATTCCCTACTCAAGAATCCTTTAATAAGTGGATGAATAAAAAAGCCCAGCTAGGTCTTACAACAGAAAAGAGGGCTTATTATGAGAACAAGTACAAATCGCTCCAAGTACTCTCAAAATGAGAGAAAAACCATCTAATATACTTAGATAATAAATCTCTCAAAACCGAGTGAGATAGCCACAGCAGAGGCGTTATACGCCGATGGCTAGGCTATCGAAATGACCGTACGAGTCTTAGACGAGATACGGGAATCTATATAATGTTATTAGTATAGAGAAGCACAAACGCAAGCGTTCGGCTTGAATTAACCAATTTTATGTACCTCGCAGGCGAGCTACTCAAAATTGCATAATTCATACTTTCAGCATCAATAACCCTACAAAAATGTACCCAAATTACTAAAGGATCTATAGGTAAAAGAAGTACAAAATGGCGAGTAAGACAAGTACAAGAGAACGGGCTATGCTCGTTCGATGTACGCAGGATTACGAGATAAGGCGGTTAGCTTGTCTAACTGCCTTCATAGAAGAGAGATATATAGAGAAGCACAAACGCAAGCGTTCGGCTTGAATTAACCAATTTTATGTACCTCGCAGGCGAGCTACTCAAATTGCATAATCCATACTTTCATTTACTAAGTAACTCAAACATGCAGTGTCGGCACGACGTGCCTAAAGTAAGGGCTTTGAGAGTAGCTACCGCACATCGCTACGCTCGTTTGCTCAGGTCGTCGGCTGTTAAAGCCTCCTATACTTAAGCAAATTCTTACTGAAACAACCCGATCAGGATCATTGCTTTCACTGATGGTGAATTTCATTCCTACTGAATAAATACTACTCAATCATAAAGAGGACTAATTATGAATATTCTACAACGAGTTATCAATAACTCACATCCTATGGTAAAGAACTACATCAAAGAGCTAGAAGAGAAGGTATCACTACTGGAAAGCAAGCAAAAGAAGAGTAAAAAAAGACACAGGTTAAATTTTTTCTTAGTAATTACTGGTCATTACTTGATCATTTCTAAGAATGATATTATTATTTATTTCCATGGGCGTTTAAACCCCAAAGACATTATTTCCTTAGGGTTTTTTATGTATTATTTTATATTGAAAAAATAACTAAATTTCTTTACTGAGAATGTAATATAAAAATTTTCTATTAAATTAAAGCCCTGTTCAACCTCACTCTTTTTTGATTCAAGAATTCCCAGATTGACGCTTCCATAGGAATTGTAACGCATCAATTCTTCTTGTTTGGCCGCCGTAATGTAAAATATATTAGCACTATAAAAAATTGACCTCAATATTGTAATTGCATAATATAATTCATCTTTTTGCTTGGCTTTGATTGACCATCTTTCTATTGTTTCGTTTTTTCCTAAAGTTTTTATCGTAGCTTCAAGGCAAGCTTCGTATTTTAAACTTAATTCTTTTAGGTAAGTATCATCTTTGAATTCGCAAATTCCTGGGTAATGCACTAATTCAAACATGTAAGCATAATCTGAGGTGAGTTTGGCTTGTAAATCCTTAGCTATTCTATAATAATCGTCAATCTCTGAAATAATTTCTTCTGCAAGATCCAGACCCCTACCGTGTGATCTTTGAGAGAACCAAGATTTAGCGTTATAAGCAGCAAACACAGCTGCACTTGCCATGACCACATTGCAAATTGCATTTGTGACGTCCGAACCGTTACCCCAATCCATGTAGTAGCTCATTTTTTTGAATTATAGAGGCTTAAATTGTATCCTCTTCGTGAACCTAGGTCGAGTGAAAATTTGACCTAAAGTAATGTCATAAGTTGCCGATAATGAAACAATAATAATGTGAGGGATCATAAATGAAAATTGTAAAAATTTTGATAATTGGTTTTGCTTCATTGGTATTGCAAGGCTGTGATAGTACCGAATCTAAAGTAAAAAAAGTACTGATGTGTGGAATTGCAGTAGATGAACTGGGTAACTCGCAGGCAAGAATTAACTATAAAAATAACATACCTAAGATGTTTGGCGGTAAAGAACCTAATATAAATTCATATGACATTAAGCGAATTGCGGGTGAGGCTAGGGAAGAATTATATATGGACTTTCCGGGTAAGGAGAAAAACCTAGAGCTTTTATTAGAGGAATATGAAGAAGGCTATTGTGAGGAGCTTCATAAACAACCCAATACTGATAGAGTTCAGTTTGTTAAAAAGGTTCTTGATTAATTTACACTAATAGCCCCGAAGTTTAATTGCTTTACTTCAGGGCTGTTTCTTATTCAGAGAAAAAGTTCGCTATAATGTTTCAATATTTTTTTATGCGATTCACAAACTGATTTATAGTACTCGCTTATCTGCCTGTCATATTCAAAGCTATTCTTAAGGCGGAACCTTGTTTCATCTGCTCCAATTGATAATGACTCTTCAATCTTGATTGCTAAACTTGAATGAGAACTTATGATATTTTTGAAGTCAGCATTGTTTCGAGGTTTCAAACCCCACAGTTTCATTCTTTCCAATGTGGTACTTAATTCTTTAGCTTTTTTCCCATGCTCACTAGCTCTTAAATAAATTGCATTCCATCTTTTTGTAAATTCCAAAGCATCGCCTTGATTATCAGGATCGGTGTTAATAGTGCTTTTAGCATCTCTTTGCAGATAATATGCTTCCTGCTCAAGCTTGCAAAACTGTTCTATAAGTTCATCTGCAAATTTAAACTTCCTATCATTCAATTTAGGCGAAAGCCAGTCTTTAGCTTTTGAAGCAGCATACACAGCTACACCAGCAGTGACAGCATTGCAGGCGACACCAAACCAATCAGGCAGACTACCCAGTTCCATGTAGTTTCATTTCCATTAGCAGTTTTTGTGTTTATGTATTACAACATCGTTTGTGGATCTATCAAAACGGCAATTCACCCTGCATATCATTAAATTCATCAATCACGCCACCGTGTGCATCCAGCATGGCATGTTGTGCAGCAAACCAGCTACCTACTGCAATAATATCTATGGGCTTCGCTTCCCCTAACACAAAGTAGAACGTACTCGGTGAAACAGTACCGAACCAGTACAAGCGAGTACCATTCCTTGAAGGCTTAGTTTCGAATAGTACGTATCGCCCATTCTCAATGTTATTCAGATACCCGCCCGGATGAACAACCACTATTCGTTCTTTACGTTCCCAATAGAACTGAACCCCACTTGTAATGCCCGGATCAAAACCATTCTTGTTGCCCATCATTTAGCCCTCCTTAGTATCGCTGTACTGTAAATTTATACAGTAATGGCGTCAAGAACAATGAAGAACCCATAAAATCAGTAAAATATGATCAAAAACAAGCACTTAATGATCAAGGGTGCTATAGCGTATACAACTAAAAATGATCAATAATTGATCTCTAATCAAAAAAAGAGATAACAAGGATGATCAATAAAACCTTCTTTGCAAAGCCCACAATGAGCACAGATGGAAAGCTGTTAGGGGTAGAGCTATGCACACAGTTTCATAATGTCGTAAACAGTAAGTACTACTTCTACGCGTTATCCATCGAACAGAAACAACGCTTACTGGTAGAACAATTGGATGAAATCAAACGTGCCGCTTCCTGGTTCCGGGACTATAGCCTGTACTGCTCTCTGCACGTGGACAAGTATCAGGCACGTCTATGTGCATTCGATGGTGAACTAAAGGACGCTTTGAGGCAGATAGGGGACATCGTGCGTCTTGAGGTTTCAGAGGATGAAAGTATTGATTATGGTATCAATAAGGCACTACTGAAATCGCTTTCCGATAATGGAAATACTCTTTTCCTAACAGGGCTTGGTGCAGGCCGGGCAACCCTACTAACGACTAAGCACTTTCATACCGTGAAGCTTGATAGGGCTTTCTATCATCACGAAGTACAGAAGCCTACGTTCGAAATCCTGATCAAAAACATTAAGCGTTTTTGTGATCGCATCATTGTTGATGGTGTAGATCAAAGGGATGAACTGGCATTGTTGAGAGAGATAAATGTATGGGGCATACAGGGCGACCTATATAGATCAGTACCATTCTTAAAAGTTCATACACTACTGTAGCCATAAAAAGACTTATAGTAGAGTACGCCCCGTTTAAGCACACCAAAGGGAAAATAACTATGAAAAACAGAGTACAGGGATTGTTTGTACTGGCAGTAGTGGCACTGGCAGCTACGTTTACGGCAACATCTAAAGACGAAGTACAACCCTTGGATAATGAAGGTAAACAAGCCCTACAACCTAGGGAAGATGAGGTAGGGACACGCTCATGTAAGCTCAGAGTGTATGACATCTTTGAAGGTGAACTTCTTTACCGGCGTACTGAGAACGCGACGGTGACTGAAAAGATTGATAGTTGTGATTTGATGGCTCCATACTTCAACCTTAGCTTTAGTCACAATGATACTGAGTACCTTGCCAGTACCGGGGCGGAAAGGGCTTACCTTAAAAGAATGACGGTGGAGCGTTACCGGGATGGAAATGATAACTTGCAGTACGTAGTAAGAAACGATGCAAGAGCAGAAGAATTCAGAGTAGATTGCAATCAATAACAAATGCCCTGTAGATAATATCTACGGGGCTTTTTTTTATCATCGATAAATAAATACAGTGTTAATAAATAATTTAGTACTAAAAAATCATTTTATATAGAAAAAAATTTGAAAATTAATTTTAGGTTCTCCTTTTTTTTCGCATTTCGGGAGTTTTCGCAGCGAGTTTTTATTCACGTTTATATCAAAAAAATTACATCCCGCACCGCATAAATACTCGTAGCTAACCTAAAAGGAACAACTATGAGTAATACCCTTTCAATACGTTCTCTCGCTCTACAATACGGCTACGATGAATCTACAATCCGCCAGTCATGGATTCCTAAGGGGCTTGATATGTCATGGCCTGAAGTACAGATCCGTGCATGGGTAGTTCAGGAAGTATTAAAACCCCTACGTGAAACAGACTTACGCGAACAGATGGATCGCGAGAAGCTACGTAAGCTTCAGGCAGAAGCAAGTCAGGCAGAGTTAGAACTTGATCGTCAGCTTGGGCAGGTAATCGATGTAGGCTACCTTGAATCCTCGCTTTCAGAGTACTTCAGTCAATTAAAGAACTACCTACGTACAATCCCGCAAAAGCATTACATCGAACTCTTCGAATCTGAGGATGCATTAGAACTTAAAACGAAACTAGCAAGCTTCATAGATGAAGTGCTTAATGAAATTGGCAATCATGAGTATGAAATGCCAGAGGAAGAACATGAACAAGGACAAGCTAACAAAGATATTGAACCAAGCAGTGAAGAGGATACTTCCACCGAAGAAGAATAAACCTAGTGAATGGTGTGAAGAAAACTTAACGTTTCCAGATGGACCAATGGGATCTCAGAGGCTTTCTTTATTCGAATTCCAAAAATTGCCCTTAGATATTATTACTAATCCAAAAATACGCAAGGTTGTTTTGCAATCAAGTGCTCAGCTTCTCAAGACAACAGTAATGTTAAATGCTGCAATGTATTTTATGGCAATGGATAACTCAAACATGGCTTTTGCTTCCTCTACAGGAAAGGAGGTAAAGCTAATGAAAACTGGTAAATTTGATAATGTTGTAGCTCGTTCAGATATCCTTTCAAAAATAGTTACTGATAAAAACAATAAGAACTTTGCCAACAACGCAGATCAAACGCAAATGATTGATGGCAATTTTCTGTACTGGCTGAACCTAAACGCGGCGAGTACATTACGCGGTAAAACGATAAAGAGACTGTTTCTAGATGAGGTAAGTAATGTTGAAGCAGATGGAGAGGAGGGCAATCCTCTAAGACTTGCGGAACAACGTGCTAGTACATTTACTGATGGCCTTGTAATGGTCGCTTCAACTCCAAAGTTAAAAGATGATTTAATCTGTACTGAGTATCTCTTGAGTGATCAACGCCGCTTCTTTGTCCCATGCCCGCATTGTGAACATGAGCATACCTTAGAATGGGAAAATGTGCGTTTTGAATGGCGACAAATCAATGGTGGTCGTAGAGCGATCCCAGATGAAGAAACCGCGACATTACATTGTCCAAAGTGTAAGAAAGAAATAACTGAAGCACAGCGAGTAAGAATGGTTAAACAAGGTCATTGGTTAGCAACCAATCCAGAAGTAAAAGATATAGCAGGGTTTCAAATCTCAAGACTCTATTCACCGATTACAAATATAAAAAAACTTGTAGCAGAATATGCACAAGCTCACTTCGAATTTGATTTAATGAGTTTTTATAACAATGCCCTTGGTCTGCCTTGGGATGATGAAATGAATTCAGACATTGATCTGGTTGTGCTTGAAAACCAACGCGATTCAACCTTTGATATAAATCATATTCCTGATGATGTGTTAGCAGTGGTGCATGGAGTGGATCAGCAGTTAGATCGCCTTGAAGTGAGCACTATCGGATTCAGCGAAAAGAACGTTTATGTACTTGATCATAGATCATTCTACGCACCAGATTGTACTAAACCAGGTGCAAAGGCATACGCAGAATTAGATACCTTTATAAACGCACAATTACGAACCATTACAGGACGCTTAGTTAAACGCCTTGGTACATTCATAGATAGTTCTAACGGTAACGCAACATCGGTAATTTATCGTTATGCATCAATACGCAAGAATGTTGCCGCTATAAAAGGTTCATCCTCTGTCAACGGCCCATTATTTAAAGTAACGAGGGTAGCAGGACAACAGAATCTGTTAATGCTCAACGTTAATGAAGGCAAGAACACCATAAGGCGTCTGCTAAACGGAGCAGTTAGTGAAGAGCGTGAAGAAATGCCAACTCAATTACACTTTACAAATAGTCTTCCTGATGATTATTTTGAACAGTTGACCAGTGAAGAACTAAAACGCAAGGGTGATAATCTTTATTGGGTACTAAAAAAAGGTCATAAACGCAACGAGACATTGGACTGTTTAAATTATGCATTGATAGCGAAGGAGTATTATTTAAGTCTGATAGGTAAAAACCCTTATGCTGAGTTGCGTAAGTATGTAGCACGTCAGAAGGATAAACAGAACTTGCCAGTACAGAATGATAAATATATGGAAGGAAAATCCAAAGAATTACGCTCGCAAAGTGTACAAATGCAAAGGAAACGTAATAATTGGTTTAATTAAGGAATGATATGAAAGAATTGATTTACATAGGTGAAAAATTCCCTATAACTATTCCCGCTTATACTAAGATTATCATCGGTAACAAATTAACAACAATATATGAAGTCGAAAATGAATCATCAACAACTACTAACATGATAGTTGATACTATTGATTTTATTCCAGGTGATTATGCTGTTGTATATAACGAGAACGGTGTTATTTCTATTTCAGCTGTTAAAATTGTCGATCCGCTCGCTTCAATGGATGCATTGAATGATGCACTAACCATGATTAAGGAAATCGATCAAGTACTTGAAGATCGTGCAAAGAATGCAATTAGCCAAATCACTATTAATAATAAGACAATCGTTAATTCATCCTTGGAATCATTAATGTCATTGCGTGCGATGTACATTAAGAAGGTAAATAAGATTCGTGGTAGATCTGGGGTTTTCAAATCAGTGACAGTATTAAAGGGGAAGTAATATGAAATGGCTTTCAAGGAAGAAAGCGGAAGTACAACAAGCAGTACAACCACAGTCTAAACCACAAAAAAGGTATAAAGAATTAAAACAGATTGGTAATAACGAGCTAAAACGCTCTATTACTAATGGTAGCAAACCAGTTATCGATTTTGGTGTAGCAGGCATAGCAAGTACAGATATTAATTCTGTACTAAAATTTACATTAACTCAAATCCGTAACAAGTCGCGTGAACTTTCTCTAAATAACCCTATTGCAAAGAACTACATTCAAAAGTGTGCCGATGGGGTAGTAGGCTCTGATGGTATTACCATTAAACCAGCAGTTGAGATTGGTATACCCGGTACTGATAACAGCCAGACAAATCAATTGATTGAAAAACTATTCTATCGCTATGCAGAAGATCCAGAGCAATTTAGCTTTGATGGGCAACTAAGTATCGATCTGTTTCAACAGGTAGTAGAGAAAACACGTGCTCGTGATGGTGAATGCTTCATACGTATTCGTGATAATCAGTACGAAATAATTGATGCTGCACGTTTAGTCAATACTCGTTATGGCCTTACTAAAAGTGGATATTACTCTAATAGTATCGAATATGACGGGCAGACTAGAAAACCTGTTGCGTACTTTGTACACAAATATAACCCGATTACATACCAAATTGATACTGGTGATTATGAACGTGTACCAGCAGAAGAGATAATTCACTATTTCATCCCTGAGTTTCATAATCAGGAACGCGGTATACCTGATTTATTTGCTGGTCAGAAAGTTTTGCAAGAACTTCAAGAGTATATTCAAGCAACTCTGATCAGCAAAAAAGTTGCAGCTTCAACAACTAGCTTTATCACTAATGCAAATCAGGTTGATTATGATCTTGAGGAAGAAGTAACAAAAATAGATTACGAGTATTTAGAAGCAGGGGCAATTTACGAACTGAATCCAGGTCAGGATATCAAGGCTATAAATCCAAATGCTGGAGTTGACGGAATCAATGACTTCATAAATAACCTGATGAATCAGATTAGTATGTCGTTGGGTATTACAAAGATGAATCTTATGGGTGATACATCTAATGCTTCTTTTTCAGCGGCAAAATTAGCAGATCGTTTACAGCAAACTACTTTTAAAACAAGAAGTAATGTAATGATTGCCCGTGTACTAAAAAGGATTTATTCGAAATGGCTTGCTAATGAATTACTAAATAATAACAAGCTAGGCCGATTTAGTGACTTCGATGATTTAATTATTGCACATTATATTCCAGTTAAAAATATCTCAATTGATCCGGTCAAAGATGCCCAATATGAAATTATGTTACTCGATGCAGGTCTCAAATCAAAACAACAAATTATTCACGAAATGGGGTATTCACCAGATGTAGTGTTTAAGCAAATACAGGAAGAAAATTCAAATGGAATTGAAGAAAACCCAGAAAAGGGAGATGGGAGTACAAGAAATACCAACTCATGATAACAGAGAGGTACAAATTGCTTTCAGTTCAGAAGCTCCTGTTATTCGTTGTATTAATGGTAAAGACTACAATGAAATTTTACTTCACACCGCAGAATCCGTAGACCTCTCACGTCTAAACAATGGTGCAGCTCTTCTTTTTAATCATAATTTTGATCAACATATTGGTTGTGTCGAAGATGCCAGTATTGACCCTGATAAAGTAGGGCGGGCATTAGTACGTTTCAGCTCTACTCATATGGGTGAAGAAAAATATCAAATGGTTTTAGAGGGAACCTTGCGGAAAGTTTCTGTAGGGTACGAAATTAAAGATTATCAAATTGATGGTGATAATCTTCTGGTTACAAGATGGGCACCTTATGAAATTTCTATGGTGTCTGTACCCGCTGATGATCTTATAGGTGTTGGACGTTCATTAGACGATGCTGTATCAACTGATGAAGGAATTGAAAAAGCAGAAGAAGAATTTAATCAAGTTGTAGTTAAGACAGTGGGTAATAAGGATTCTTCTCTAATTGAAGAGGATGTAAAAGAATCAATTGAAGCAATTTCTGTTGCAGTAGAGCCTAATGAAGTAATTTCTGCAGAAATCAAAACTGAATCAACAGAATTGATAAATATTAACGAAGAGCAACGTATTGCCGAACTGAAAGGAATGGCTCGCGTATTAAAATTAGACGTGGCAGAAGCAATTGCTAATGGAATTAGCATTGAAGAGTTTAAGCGTCAAATCAAACAATCTATCAAGGATGATAATAATATTATGGAAAATAAATTTTCTCTACAAAACAGCCTACGCGTCATGTCAAATCTAGATGCAGATATCGAAGGCTTCGAAATGGGTGCTCGTGGTGTCAAAGTTCCTGCAAGTTCTCTACGTGCAGTAAACACTAATACTGGTGCAAACCTTATTCAGGAAACTATCGCTTATGATTCATATATCGATATTCTACGTGCTAATTCTGTACTGGCTAAATTCCCATTAACCGTAATTTCTGGTTTAGAGGGTGAAGGCAAGCTATCACTTCCAGCCCTGAACAGCGATTTTACTGATGCTTTTGGTTTTGTTCAGGAAGACGGTACTTCACCAGAAGCTACCCCGGCGTTTGGTAAGGTAACTTTGGAACCTACTGATTTCACTGGCTCTGTATACCTTACACGTATCATGATGAAATCAAGTTCCGCTGCTGAACGATATACTACTGATGCTATGATTAAAGGCAGTGCTTCTCAGCTTGAAAAGCATGTACTAGCTAACGTTGTATCTGAAGCAGTTATCGCCGGTAATAACGCTGATGTTGCTGTCATCGATTTTGACGCGGTTGTTAATGCTATGGGTGTACTGGGTTCTAAGAATGTTGCTTCTAACTCTATTGTTGCTGTCATGAGTCCCAAAACCCGTGCAGCACTTAGAAAACAAGTCATCAAAGGCAATACCGCTGCTAAGTTTCTTGTTGAAGGCCAGGGTGATAATCAACTTTTAGCGGGTGAGATTCCAGTTATTGAATCAACTTTGGTTGAAGATAATAAAGTAATTCTCGGTGATTTTTCCCAGATTGTTATCGCACAGTGGGGAAGCGATGTAGAATTAGATCGCGATAATACCACTTCTCGGAATCGTGGTGGTCTATATCTGCGTATTTGGGCTACTATGGATACTAAAGTAGCACGTGCTGATGCATTCTATGTTCTATCAATGACTGGTAGTGCTTAATATATGAGAGCATTTGTTAACGGTCAATGTGACGCGTTTCTAAATGCTTTCGGACAATCTATCACAACCTCTACGGGCATTACCTTTACTGCAATAGTAGAGGTTGTGCCCGTTTCTATTGATACGGGTAGTGGTGGAATCATTGAAAGTACAGAAACGTTTATAACATATAAAAAAGAAGATTCTGCAATAGCAATAGGTACTGAAATTATCGTCAATAATGTTATCTACGTAATATATCACATTGAGGATGATCTTTCCGGTATGTCCAATGCATATATCAGAAACAAAGAATCACAATCATTTGCAGAGGACTACTGAAATGCAACTTGTTACTAAGGTACGACAGACAATGAAAAGCCTCATTGGTGCCAGCAAAAATTTAAAGGTGAGTAGGGCATTCGATGTTTTCAATGAAGTAGTATTTGATTATTCACTCACCAGTATTAACTACGGCACTCAACGACAATCCGGTACTTTCACTATTCAATATCTCGTTTCACCTAATCCAGAAACGGGTAACACTGCACCTTCTATTACCTATGATGAAATAATTTCTAATTTTGACTCAGCAAAGGCAAAGGTATTCAGGGATGCTGGTTTAATACTATTTTCTTGTTCATACGATCAAAGCGACATTATTACTGATCCTGTAAGTGGCTCTGTATCCTTATCCTTTGTGATAAATATTCAAATAGTGGAGAAGACACATAAGGATAATGTTTAATGTCAGAAATAATTTTAGGTAATAACTTCAAGCTTTATTACAATGAAGATGTTGGAAACAGCGTACCTCAATCTCCGGGAAATATCCTAATCAATGAATTAGCAGAGTTCCCCACTTTAACTATCAGTTCTAAGGCTGAGAGTTTTGAAACTTATGATAGTGAATATCTATCTAGACTACTGGCAGAACAGACGGTAGATCCGTTTGATATTGTTGTTAATTACGTTCCAGATGATCCCACACATCAGTTTTTAGACGATGCAGCAATCAATCAACAGCAATTTCAGATTCTGATGGTATATGACTATGAAGACGGCGATGAAAATATTGCCTATGCAATAGTCAATGGTTCAATTTCAGCATACAGAATTTCAGGGGACAAAGACGAAGTAGTACGGAAAACATACACCTTTGTACATTCACAGGTAATGACTCGTTCGACAGTAGCGAAAGCAAATCTACCGCTCTATGTTGGCAATTTCGGTGTTGGTAGCGATGGCATCAACACTCCGCAATATCAGCCGGAAAATCCCGGTGGTAACAGTTTTATCAAAGTACCGGCATCGGCGGTTGGTAATCCCAGTTCTACGGATCTTCTGGGGGTAGGGCTTACTGATAATGGCTCAGTAGTAGAAATCGCTGCAACCAAAAGTGGCACTCTAAGCCTCTTTGCAAAGAATGCTTCTACTGCATGGACACGCATTTATACCGCTTCACAGATTGATTCACGCTACGTACCACTAACCCGTACTGTAAATGGGAAGGATTTAGGCACTGACATTACTCTGAACAGTACAGATGTTGGTGCATTAGATCTATCGGGTGGCACACTAACAGCCGATCTTAACGGTACTAATATTCTCATGTCCGGTGATGTTGTGTCCGCTTCAGTGGCTACTACAACCATCAATGCAAAGGATGTGATTGCAAGCGGTGACGTATCATCATCGAACCTGACGGTAGCAAACACAATCAGTACTGATGATCTTACCGTGGCTGGGGATGTAAAAGTTGCAGGGGATGTATCTGCAAGTGATGCAACCTTCACGGGTAAAGTGCAGGCAGAATCACTAAATGCTGATTCCATCACTACAGGTTCACTTGAATCTTCTACTGGTAAATTTACCGGGAAAATCGAAGCAGCTGATGCAGCTTTCACTGGTGCTATTCAGGCCGCTGATGCAGCTTTCACTGGCAAGGTGCAGGCAGGGGCATTAGAACTTGATACACCTCTACCTGTAAGTAGTGGTGGCACGGGCAGTACAGAAGCTGATGGTAGCGGTGCATACAACATCAGTGCCTTACCAATGCGGCCAGAAGTAACAAGTCAGGTTGATATCAATAACTTTGGTCCAAATGCAGCCTATGTAGGTATCTGGAAGTTCAATAGTACCGAAGCAGTAACCAGTACTAATCTACCAGTAGCAGAGCACGGCATTCTTGAAGTACTCGATGCAGGTATTAACGGTGGTATGCAGCGTTACACTACTGGCGGTCATATCTATGTGCGTACTCTCTCTTCTGCCTGGGATGAATCAGAACCACAGTGGGGAAGTTGGTTATCAGTAGGTTTGAACGCATCACGTGAAGTTTTGACAAGCCTTGATACTACTTTCAATGCGGGTATGTACTCTACTGATGATAGTACCGTGGGTATCCCGGCAGCGGGCGTAGGCGAATGTGTTGTATATGACCATGCAGATGGCAACCACGTTACACAGGTTTACCATACCAGTACGAACCGTGAATTTATCCGGGCAGGGTATGATGGTGTCTGGTCTGATTGGGCTGAAGTTGTCACTACTGACAACATCCAGGACACTGTAATTTCGAAGTACATTGATCCTTTCGGCTTAGGTAAATCGGTATCCGTTTCGGATCTGAATAACGTTAACGGTAGTGGTTTTTATCATTTCGCAGCAGAAAGCGAAAATACCCCATCGGAGAATGACGGTACTCTATTACATAACCAGTATGCGGACGGCTCAGCATCACAGTTTGCAGTAATCAGTGGCAATCGCCTGTACTCACGTGTCCGTTATGATGGTGTCTGGTCTGATTGGGCTGAATACGTAAATGCAGATACAGTTATTCCAGTTGAGAAAGGTGGTACAGGTAATACAACCGGGAATGCAAAGAGTGCAGATAAGCTATCAAGTACTCATACCCTTATCACTGACTTGAGTTCAACAGAAGAAGCAACATTTGATGGCACGAATGATGTCGTACAGGGTGTTAAAGGGATACTGCCTATCGAACATGGCGGTAGTGGTGCCGATAACGCACCAGACGCACGCACAAATCTCAGTGCTGCAAAGTCCGGTATCAATAGTGACATCACCAGTCTGAAATCCCTATCTGGTCCGTTACGCTTAGGCGGTGACGCGGCGAGTGATTATGACGCTGTTACGCTAAAGCAACTACTGGCAAATGCCGGTGGTGGTAGTGGTCCTACTCTAAATGGGGTGATGAACAACTACCTTGGGCAAGTATCATGGTTCAATGGTACACGTGCAAAGTTACCCACTGCATCACTAGGTTCAGATGGTCAGATACTTAACCGTGCAGACTATCCCGATCTTTGGAACGCGATTAACTCGGGGATGTTCAACAGCGTTTCAGATGAGTTGTGGTTAGACAGTGGCATAAGTACAAACCCATCGGCAAACCGTGGCATGTATTCTACTGGTGACGGTGTAAGTACTTTCCGTATGCCAGATCTAAACGGTTCACAGGAAGGTTCTACACCTAACCTGTACTTACGCGGTACTGGTACAGGCGTCTCCGGCATCCCGTCAGGCACAACTTCTGATAGTGCATTACCGAATATCTCGGGTGGCTTTAATATCAGGAGAGTGTTTACAGGTTCTACTGAAACAGATTCGATAATTGCCACTGGTGGCGTATTCAGCAAAACAGTTCAACCATCAAGTTCTGTATGGAATCGCTTCCAACAATCAACGAACAGCGGCAACAATGTTGATGTTATGGCTTTTGATGCATCAAAGGCCAACCCAATCTATGGTCGTGATGGTGTAGGTGAAGCCCGCCCACGTTCAGCCTGGGGTATCTGGGTTATTCGCGTAAGTGGAGTATTCGAAGCAGCAAACACTACTTTCAACGTGTACAACGCAGATAAAACTAAACCTGAAAATGGCGTGATTACCTATGGTGGTTCCCTGAATTCAGTTTACCAGATTGGCGGTGCGGATTACTCAGTAACTCGTTTACGTGCAAAGGTGAATATCGGGGATGGCCAGGAACATGCAGCAGTATTGAATTTTGGCAATCCTTCAAATCCATCATCAGTTACTTTCGGACAGGGAACCGATACAGTAGTTATGTCAGTTGAAAAGCAATTAGATCTTTATAGTGGTGGTGGTTCCTATATGCGTCTACGTAATGATGGGAGTATAAGACTTCAATCAACGAACGTTGGTGCTTTTATTGAACTTAGTAACTTAGGGATTTCTACTGGCTCTAAAATTGATATTAATGCCTCTGATGGTGCGTTTATTCGTCATAACCAGACTACTAAGGGCGGTACTAGTTATGTATTATCTTTGATTAATGATCAGCCAAACTGGTATATAGGCAAGCCAAATCTTGATAATAATAATAACGTTTACTGGTATTCATACGTTTTAGGTACTCAGCTACAGTTACAGTCAGATCGTATCTATGCTAACAAGTTTATAAATGCTCCTGCATTTACGCCAACTTCAGATGAGCGTATTAAAACTAACAAAATACCGCTTACTGAAGCATTGAGTAAGGTAGTACAGCTGCAGGGCTATGAATCTTATACCCTAACATTCAGCGACGATTATAAATTTGAAACTGGTGGGTTACTTGCACAGGATGTGCAAAAGGTAATGCCTGTTGCCGTTAAAGGCGGGGGTGGGGAAGGACTTGATGAAAATGGCAATGTTGTTCAAGACCTGTTATCACTCGACTACAACGCACTATCAGCCCTATTTGTTGAATCAATCAAGGAAATGAAAATTATGATTGATGAACTGCAGAATGAACTCAATGAACTTAAAAATAAATAAATAAAATGGGGTGCAGGAAGTACCCCAATTAACTTATAAGGAAATAAAAAATGGCAATGGACATTTTTAGTGGTGCTAACCTACGTGTTGAAGTGGGCACAGCCGGTTCAACAATTGCAACTGATTTTGTTGCCGTCCCGGAAGTAAATACCTTTACTACCTCAGGTTTCGAATCGGCAGTTGTCAGTGTCAAAACATTTAACTCTGCATATGATCGCAAGCTTCTTGGTACAAAATCAATCCCAGATATCACTATGGCAGTAAATTATCTTCCAGATGATGCAGTACATATGAAACTTGAAAAGCTGGCTGAAGAACAAAAGCGGTGTCAAATCAAGCTGAGCTACTTTACCGACGCAACCCATACTGAAGGGTTCTACGTTGTGTATCAGTGCTTCGTATCCACTACTACAATCGGCGGCGACAAAGATGAAGTAGTTACTAAATCGTTTAATCTGGCAGTTGACGGTGCACCTGTTGATAGCGGCATTATCACTGAATAATTAATATAAATAAAGGGAAGGCAATAGCTTTCCCTTTTACAATTGGAGAATAAAAAATGAATTTAGACAGCCTAAAAAAGAAACTACAACCGAAACTTCATGCGTTTGAAATTGAAGGTGAGAAAATCTATATCCATCGTCCAACTGCCAGTGACATCAATAAGTGCACTGATGTAGCCAGTACGCTAGTACTTTGCACTAAAGATGAAAATGGTGATCCAATCTTTTCAACTGAGGATATTGAGGGGCGTATCAACGTTTCGATTATCGATGCAAGTATTTCTAATAGCATTTATACCGCCATTAATAAATTATTTGAGTCAGAAAATCAGGTTGATGAAATCGAAAAAAAGTAAGAAGTGATCCCAGTTTAAGCTACTTCTGTAAGATGGTGAATAAGCGTGGGCTGTCCCCTGAAGAATTTTTCAAGCTAGATCCTGATACTCTTGAAGTATTAATGATCTACGACTCATTCATAGAACCGTCCGGTACTAAAGTAGAGATGCTTAAACATGCTTATAATAATTATTACGCCACGATAAACAATCCCAATCTTACAAGCGATGCACGCAAGAGTATTAAAGTTTCAGATTTTGATTTCTTAGGTGTACTGGATAATTTGACCCATTCAGAGAGGGAAGAAAAAAGAAAAAATGATAGCGAAAAACATCAGATGGAAAGCATCAATTCTATCGGTATGGCTATCAAACAACAGGCATTAGGAAGGAAAAATAATGGCAAATAATGACAGGAGAATAAGAATTGATCTGGATGGCGATACAAGCGGACTCCGCCGGGCTTTAAACGAAGGATCATCGGCTCTTGATGATTTTGGTAATCGGGCTGGCGGTACTATTGGTGATTTCGCTAACAGGCTCTCCGGTGGTCTTAGTAATGGTGCTGTTGCATTGACTGGTTTTAGTGCGGCACTTGCAATTGCAGCTGGGGGTATTACGGCTACCTTTGCAGCTGTCTCTCATGCCTCCGAAAAGGCTTTTGAAACAATGCAGGCGGCATCACTAAGTCAGATGGGTATTGAGCAGATCCAGAAGATGGCTAACCTTTATGCACAGGTTGGCTTAACGATGGAAAACATTGCAGATCAGCAAAAAGACGTCAAAGATAAATTAGGCGACGCGATTACTAATGTAGGGGGTTCGGTATATACCGATATCATTCAACCTCTACAGCTAAACGCCGGAGCACTTCAAAAGATGGCAGATTCTGGCGGTGATGTAATCGCTAAAATCTACTATCAGGCAAAACAGATGGGCTTCAGCCAATCCCAAATCATCAACATGATGGAAACGATTGGCAACGATGCAACTAAAAGAATCTCGGTACTGGAACAGTTCAATAACGAGCAGGAATATACTAATAATCTTGCGGAGCAGACAGTACAGCTTACCTCGGAACAGGCACGCCAGTTTGGTGTATATCAACAGGCAACACGTAATCTAAGTAATGCGTGGGATAAGTGGGAGAACGACACACTTGCACCAGTTGCAGAGCGTCTTACCCAGATCCTGAATCTGATGACCAATATTCTTAACAGTGCACCTGTTTCAGCAGCAGCGGCGGCTACCAGTCAGCAGGGTATAGACAGTGTTAAAGAGTACAACCAGCAGTTCATGCAAAGTAACCTGGCTAACAGTTCTATCTTTGGTGCTCAAATTGTTGCAGATCAGCTAAAGGAACAGGCCAAGAATGATGAAACGTTGAAGCAGCGTCTGGATGCAGCAAAGCAACTTCAAACTGACTTGAAAACACTTACAGACCAGACTAAGAATGGTTTCACTAACAAACAGTTAGATAGCCAGTCACAATCATTCCAGAGCGATTCAACAAAGATAAAGCGTGAGCTGGATGTACTTGATACTGCTTTCAAAACATGGCGTACAAATGCACAGCAATCACTTTATTCTGCTTATGATGGCAATGTTGAAGCGATGAATAAGGATATTGCTGCCCGTACTGCTGACTATAAGAAACAACGCCAGTCCCTTGAAGATACGATGAACAAGGATCAGATCGCAGCGGCGGCTAAGGCCAAAGCAGCAGCTGATAAGGCAGCACGTGAGGCCAAGACTCGTGCTGATAAGGAAGCGAGAGACAAGATCTCAGCACAGCAGGTTATCAACAAAGCAATTGCTTTATCACAGACTGATGCACACGCTAAGCAATTGGCAGAGTTTGATCGCCAGCAACGAGCACTGGTAGATCAGATTAACAAAGCAGCCAGAACGTTAGGTATCAGTCCTCAGCAACTACTTGCAATGAACAAGACTGCAAGTGAAGCACAGCGTAATACCCTCATTCAGAATCAGCTAGGTATCACTAAGGCAGATCCTAATAGTGCGATTAACCAACAGAATGCAGACATTGCCCGTTTGCAAACTACTGGTGATTTGTCTGAAGAAAACCGCCAGAGCCTTGTAAGTATGCAGAAGGACAGGATTGGTAAAGCTGACGGTACTATTGATACTAAAGGTGAGCTGGATAAGAACAATGCAGCTATGCAGGCAGAGTTAGCACAGAACGATCTACTACTGAAAGGTCATGAAGACTATGAGAAGCAGAAGCAGGCCATTACCAATAAGTACAACCTACAGGCATTAAAGATATCACAGGCTAATTCCATGAAGCTGGTAGGCGATATGGCAACGGCTACTGGTGATATGGCAAGTGCAACGGCAGATGCGTTTGGTGAAGCAAGCGGAGCGGCAAAGGCGGCGGCAGTTGCTAACAAGGCATTTACCATCGCTCAGACTGTTATGAACATTCAGTTAGCACTTTCTCAGGCAATGGCAGCAGGGTTCCCGGCTTCGATACCAATGTACATCCAGGCGGCAGCTATGGGTGTAAGTATTATCTCACAGGCTAAATCAGCAGCCGGACAGTTTCACGGCGGGGTAGATGAACTGCCAGCAAGTTTAGATAATAAATCTTTCGTACTTAAAGCAGGTGAACGCGTAGTTGCACCAGAGGCAAACACTAAGCTTACTAAATTTCTGGATAAGCAGAATGAAAACGGTGGTAGCAGCGGGGATATTACTATTAATGCACCATTAATAGTACAAGGTAGTGTGGATGATGATAAAAAAATCAATGAACTACTTAAGAAACATCAAAACTCAGTTCTACAGGCAGTACGTTCCAGTCAGAAACGCAATTCTTAATAATGGGGCTATATGCCCCATTTTTCATATAAATATAATATAAAACTAATAAAGGTGTTTTTTTATGGCAACTTTTTCTAATGACGTGAAGATTACTAACTTTCAGCTAAAGTCTACACAACCACTCTATTCTAATACTTCCTGGACTGGTCAACGTATTATGAGAAGTACAGGAATTCAATTTTATGAATTGCAGTTTCAATTGAACTTCACTAAACAGGCATGGCCTGAGGTTCAGAACTTTCTTGCCAAGTACTCACAAGGTGGTGCGTTTACTATCCCTATGGGATTTTTAGGCACTTATTATGGCGAACAATCCGGCTCTCTGACTTCAACTTCAGTAGTACCAGCAGGTAGCCGTGTAGTAACAACAAATACTAACAAGATGGCAGTAGGTGAGAATGTACGATTCAATAATCACAGTAAGATTTATCAGATTACCGACAGAACCGATAACAGCATTACCGTGCTCCCCGCATTACAACGGCAGGTACAGGCCAGTGAAATTATCCAGTACAACAATCTGGATATTACTGCAACGTTAGATCCTGATAATGACTATTCAGTAGTGTCTGGCAATCTGATGTCAATAACACTAAAAGCACGTGAGGTGATCTGATATGGATTCAGCCGTTTTAAAAAATGCAAACCTGCTAAAATACTGGAAGATTGTAAGAGGTGAGACGCGTACCAGCCTGACACCGACTGAAGTACTATCGATGGGCATCAACTGCACCTGCTTTGAAGTACTTCCTAATGGCTATAACGGGTTTCACTGGACTGATGCACTTATCGATATTACGTATAAAGGTAATAATTATATCTCATTTCCAGATTTAGTTGATGGTTCAATTCCATCCATCACTGAAGAGAAAGGTGTAAGTAATAACTCGGTCAATTTCAAGGTTAGTAATGTATCCAATTCTGCCTATCAATTAGCGTATCAGGGATATCTTAAAGACGCTAAAGTAAATATAATCATGATTATACTAAACCCATTTGATAACAGTATTCTGTACTCTCAGCTGCTTTACAGTGGTTTCATAGATTATATTCAGGCAGATGCAGACCCAATCAATAAAACTAACGTGATGACCGTTTACTTAAACAGCATATATAAGAAATTAGACAGACAGCCACCATTGATGGCTGCTAATTCAGTTTACCAATCTATCTATAAAGGGGATGCTTTTATGTCTCTGTTAGGGCAGGTGAATAGTGATCAGATTTGGAGGTATAAGAAGAAGTAAAGTATGCAAAATGAAATTATAGATATTATTCAGTACGCACTAGATAACCCATACGAATTTGGTACTAATGATTGCAATATCATGGTTATGCGTATGGTTGATTTGATTGCCGGTACTAACACAGCCGATAGAAAATACTCAAATAGCAAAGAAGGTATTAAATCCCTTAAAGCAGATGGATATGCACATACGGGTGAAATTGTACTGAAGTATTGTGATGAAGTTGAATTCACAATTGATGGTGATGTTTGGCTTGACGATGAAAACCCCCTGATCATGGGAATTGTTGCAAGTAATCGTTTAGTTGGAATCAATGAAGAACATAACAAATTTATACTTACTCCTAAACCATCAACAGGGAAGTATTACAGAGTAAGGAAACAACATGGGTAAAAGTATAGGCAATGTATTAGGTGCCATTGTAACGGCAGTAATCGTAGCAGCTGCTGTCTACTTCTCAGGAGGTACAGCCCTTGCAGCACTCGGATGGGGTGCCGCAGCGGGTGCAATCAGTCTGGTATCTACGAGTATGCTAAGCCAGGTAGGGTTGAGTCCCAGTACAGATATAACAGACACGCTATCCCGAAGCACATCACCAACTACAGGTTTACCTGTAATCTATGGCGGTCAGTTACCGCATAAGAATGGCGTGAATGGTGGATCATTCGTTCTTACGGGGGCTATCAATACCTGGTGGAACATTCCTAACGGCGATAGCTACTATCTCTTCAGCGAACAGGTGGTATGTTATACGGGCACAGAAAAGTTTATTAATCAGCTATACATCGATAATGAACCAATTCTGGCAACTCCAGTAACGGCAGATGGGGTAGTTTCATCAGATAAAATCAATACAAAGTACCGTGATATTCTTCAGCTTGAAGTCCGTTTTGGTGGTAACTATAACAATACTAAAACACTTGCCAAACAGTATGCAGGACCAAAATGGACTGATAAATTTTATGGTCGTGGTGTAGTTAGTATCTCGGTAGTAATCAAGAAAACGCAGAAATCATTAGAGAACAACTTATTAACAAACGATCAGTTCACGCTGAATGCAGAAATGAAAGGGCAGGTGATCTATGATTTCCCTACTAACAGTAATATTGCTACAAGTAATCCCCCATCTATCATTTTTGATTACCTGACTAATGATGTATATGGTATGGGTATTGAGCCAGCACTGATTAATGTAACTACTTTTCAGGAAGCGGCGGCATATTGTGTTGCCATGAATTACTATGCTAACGGTGCAATAAGCTATAACAGTACGTTTAAGGAGAACATCGAATTAATCTTACAATCTTTTGCAGGTATAATGTATATCCATGCTGGACAGATTTGCATTGCACTGGACAGAAAAGCAATAGCAGTACAGACATTCAATGAAAAATCTATGTTCGGCAATGTATCAGTAGTAACGTCCGGTTCATCAGATTACTATAATACTATCGATGCAAAATATACTGCACCACTCTCTCAATATACTACTGAAGTATTACGTTTACCCTCGGATATCAGTACTGATGAAGTAATCAAAAGTGATGGACATGTTATCACGTTAAGCCGTGATTATTCGTGGTGTTATGATACTGACGTGCTGGCTAAGATGGTTAATGCAGAATTACTAAAAGCTAAGTATGCTCTACGTACCGTTACATTCACCACTAATGATGCATGGGATTTGAAAGTATGGGACACAATCAATATCAACAATAGTGAATTGTCCATTAGTGGTAAGTTCAAAGTACTTTCTAAGGCAATTCCAACGGATCAGGAACATGTAGGTTTCATTACTCTGACATGCGTAGAAGCCCCAGATGCTATGTACAATGGCACCGATCCGGGTGTGTGGTCGCCTGGCGGTACTATCACCAGTCCTGCACTGACTGTACTTGCACCATCTAACCTACAGGCAGTGCGTAAGGGCAACATCACTTCAGGTTCAATCGTTGAACTATCGTGGGATGCATCAGCCGATCCATACCTACGCGGGTACTACATCTATTACAAGTTGAGTAGTGCAACGCAGTGGGCATACGCAGGTAGTACTAATGCACAGAAGTTAGACTTTGAGTTGTACGGGCTGTCTGATACCGAAAAGTACGATTTTTCAGTGATGGCCTACAACAACTTAGGTCTCTTAAGTGCCAGAATCTCATTAACTGGTTTAGTACCTACTTTTAATTTTAAACTGCCTAATGTCACTGGCCTGACGCTAAGTAATGCTACTGATGGTTTATATGTGACTGATTCATCTGAGTTTGCACTAACCTGGGATTACCAGATGAATCTATCAATAAAAAATCGCCCATTCAGTGATTACTTTAAGTATTACGTGATCCGTATATATGACGGTAGTGAACTGGTACAGACATTCTATAGTCAGACCAACGCCTTTTCTTTCACGTTAGAAAAGAACATCCGTAAGATTCGTAAACCCACCATTGGCATCTTTGCACAGGGATTCAACACTGGTACGTACTCTGAAGAAGTGAAAATCACAGTTGAGAATAAGCAATGTAAGCTGGCAGAGGGGGCAACCTTTACGGGTGGATTTGGAAACCTGTTTGCCTCATGGACACCATCGGATGAAATAGATTATGCGGGCTGTCTGATCTCTATACGCACTGACACTACTACACGCTTCTTCAACAGTAACAAACCAGAATTCGACTCAGTGCCAAAAATCGTGGACGGTACTTATCAGGTGAAGATCGGATTCTTCGATGTGTTCGGACAGGACAACATCCAGTACACGGCAGAACAGGAAGTAAGCATTAATTCTCGCTACGTGTTCACTGAAGAAGATGCAGACGGTATCAATGAGGTTATCAATCTCAGCGGTAAGCTACAGGATACGTTAGATGAAGCAGTCAAAGTTGCAAACGAGAATGCATCAACTCTCATTAGTGCAAGCGAGTCCCGTACTGATGATAAAATCTATGCGACTGAACAAACGTTAACCACACAGATAACCACTAGCAACAGTGCCTTGTCTCAGCGTATCGGTACTGTTGAGTCAACCGCAAATGGCAACCAGTCGAACATCACCGCACTGGAAAAAACGGTAGCAGACAGTAACAGTGCTACATCTACTGCGATCAACCAATTGAGATCGGATGTCGATGGCAACATAGCTACTGTTAACCAGCAGATGACCACGAAGGCCGATAAGAATACCGTGGATGCATCCTACACACTGTCCGTTAATGCTAATGGCACTGTTGCCGGTATGCGACTTGTAGCCAGTGAAGGAACCAGTAACAACAGTGCAATCTACTTTGCGGCAGACAAGTTCTTTGTGAGTGGATCGGGGAGTGCGACAGTTGGTGGAACTGCACCTTTTGCAGTAGTTAACGGTACAACGTATCTTAACACCGCAATCATTCAGAGTGGATCTATTGGTTCAGCATACATTGCAGATCTTAGCGTCACTAACTCGAAGATTGCCAATGCAAGTATAAACGCAGCGAAAATTATTGATGGTGAAATCACCAACGCCAAGATCGGTTCATATATTCAAAGTAATAACTACGTTGCTAACTCCACGGGCTGGCGATTAGATAAGAATGGAACATTTCTGATCAACGGCAAAGGCGGCACCGGGCGTATGAGCATAACTAATAACCAGATTTTGATTTATGATAATAACGGTACTTTACGTGTTCGTATGGGATTGTGGTAATAAATAAAAGGAAGGGTACACATAGTGCCCTTTTTATAAGGATATTTAAATATGGCACAAGGTTTACAATGCTGGGATGAACACGCACGTTTAGTAGTAGATATTGGTGATTACAATATGCGTTTTATGGGGACTGCTTCATTACGTATAACTTCTGGTACTTCGTGGTCAGTAGGTTTTTCGGGAATGCGTCCTACTGGCTGGATGGCAGTACAGCAATATAGCGAATATTATAATTCATTCTACTGCATTCCGGGTACTAACGCATTTACTGTACAGTTACTGCCTACTGACGGAGTATCACCACGTACAATTTACTTCGATGTGTATAGTTATGCGTAAGGGGTGGTAATTATGTCAGGGTTTCAGGTTTATAATTCTGCGGGCAAATTGACAATCGATAGTGATAACCGAACGATTGCAATCAGTCAGCAAAAAGCGATGGGTAATCTAACGGACGTTGGCTACTATCAGATACAAAATTCGTTAGGTGGTGAATACTCTATGGGTTTTCTGCAACCAAATTTCTTTCCCAGTAGTGGGGTGAGGTGGTTTCAGCCCCAGACTAACGGTGCGATCTGCTTTCCGGGTGCGTATCAGTATACGCCAGGTTCCGGCAGGTTTATGATCACTTCAAATACGAATGGTCTAGCGTCAGGGTATCTCGATGTTCACGATAGTTCTGGCAGACTGGTGTGGTCTGCGGCGAGTGCTGCAACAATGCCACGCATCATGGGTTTCTTCACGATCAGTTCTGGCTACAACTTAGCATCACCAATCACCTTAACCAGTCCGATTGCTAACCCCTGGATTTGCATTAGTCAGTGTCCGGGCAATATTTCCGACGATGGAAGTGTAGTCGGTTACAGCGGTATCCTCCTGCGGAGGAACAGTACTACATCGTTTTCATTGCAGTATGTGAACAAGCTACAGAAGAACTATACACAGGCAATGGGCGGCAATGGCTTTAGTATCGCTCTTGCGTACTTCACAGGCTACTAGAAATAAAATAAAGGGACAGGAAAAATGGATTTTTTAGCTTTATTAAGCTTAGTTATGTCCGTATGTGTCTTTGGGTACACTATTTTTCGTGATAGTGGAAGGGACACTAATTTACTGGCGTCTAAAATTGCAACACTTGAAACTAAAGTGGCGGTTCAGGACAGCAGTATACAACGCATCAGCAATGAACAGGGGCGTATGCAAGCTACTTTGGATCAACTCAATGCTCAGATTCATGAGGTTGATAAAAAGATCATGCGGATTATAACTATTTTGGAAAAAGAAAATAAATGAGAAAGGGAAGGTGCTAAACCTTCCCTTTTTTTATTTGTTACTTAATACCGCAACCATTTGATCTACCCGGTTTGGCGTCTGCCTGTACCACAGTGAATCCCTTGCCTCCACTACTGCACGCTTGTAATCACTCGCACGCAAAGCAGAAAGCATACCTCTGAACTTCGTCACTCCACCTAACCCCAGCTGGAACAGCATGATGATCAGAAAATCTTCCCAGTCCTGGGGTACTACTACATTGAGGCGTGACAGCTGACTACGGGCAGTAGCAATATCTTTATCCAGTAGTGCTTCTGCTTCATCAATGCTTAATCCCCCCGGATATTTCTCACTAGTGGTTAGCAAGTGACCATACCCGATAGTGGGCTTTCCAAGAGAATCTTTATACGTGAAAAATCGGTCATTTTTAAAATAGCCAACTTTTTGCTGATATTCTTTAGTTCCCTCATAGATCTTTAGGCGTGTTTTTAAATCATTCATATATAAATACCTTATAATAATTAATGTGAGGTATTTATTTTGGGGTGGAGTTATAGCCCGGATTGGAATGAAGAGGAACTTCTAAGCGGTATGTATTCTGGCTTCGTCTACTTGTTTCAATTCGATGACGGTACTATCTATATTGGCAGCAAGCAGATATACAAAAGAGTTAAGAACTATAAAAAAATTAGAGATGACTCAAAGGAAAATGACTGGCGTGATTATGACAGTAGTTCAAACATAGTACATTGCAAGATTGCAGAGGGTATTTCATACACTAAAACTATCTTATGGTGCTTTCCCACAATGTCAGAGACTCTGTTAGTTGAATCATTTCTGATAATGAATACCGCAATGCAATCTAATTCACTCAATCTTGCAATCATGAGTAAGGTGCGTTTTCCCGGCGGAGAAAATAAGAAACGGCTCAGGGGAATAATGCAGGAGCTACTATCAATTGTCAGTTAAGGAACAATTATGGCAACACGAATAACAGGTATAAGAGATAACAAAACCTACTTACAGGTTACTGGCAGACAGCTAAAGAACGAATTTCAGAATGAACTCTTGAAAAGAGCCAGGCAGTTATCAAAGAGAATGCAGGCAGATTTAGATTCATCAGTTGATAGAGGACCAGTACCCTTCACGCACAGAGCGATTCTGTTTACCTATAAAAAGAAAAATGCTCAAAGCGTTTCATGCTCGATACTGGTAAAAGATTTACAGGCAAAGTACCTCTATGACGTACTCATTAAGCCCAATAACATTAAAAAGTTTGTTAACACGAGTGCTGCAAGGTTAACAAAACAGGGAAACATTGCAGGGTTAAAAACTGGTCTTAGTACTGGAAAATTTAAAATTGTTAAATCGAAAAATGGAAAAGAACGCCTGATCGATACCAGCAAGAAAGATACTAAGAAGAAAACTAAACGCGTAATTGGGCTGCGAGAGTCCAAGAAACGCAAGTTAATCTATGACTTCTACAAGGAAGCAGAGAAGGGAACTAGATTAGTTTTAAACAATATTGAAGGCTCTTTTGTCATTAGAAAAGGATAAAGAAAATGAATTTTTGTGAGCATTATGGAGAACAAACCAAAGACATTCTTATTGGTGGCTTAGTACCGTTTGGTAATAGCTTACCAATCAATAAATGTTTTATAGGTAAGAAGTTCGCCAAAGTAATCAAGAAAAGCGAGTATGAAATCATTAATTACATGAATGCTGTATTCGAAAAGGAACAGGAATCTATCGTTGTCGGAGATCTCCATGATTGGTCGTTAGATGGGTTACATATTGAAGTCTATGTAATAGGAATCACTAATCTAAATGTTAAAGGTAAAAATGTATGGGCGTATGCTCTTGGGATTATTGAATGATTGGATTGGTTTTAAAACTACTAAGTAAGATCGGTAACTTACTACTAAACAAAGTACCGGAAGAGCCAGAAAAGCATGTTGAAAGTACTAATGAAACTAATCGTGAGGAAATCAAGCGGGGCTGGGGCGGTCGTAACTTCATCTTCTTTGTGGCAGGGATTATTTTACTATGGAATTACGTAATTTGCCCTGTACTGGATTGCTTTGGTATTGTACTTTTCCAGTTACCACTAGGTGAGATTTTTAATCTACTGGCATTGCTTATATCCGGATAGGATAATAAATGTATTGTTTAATTCATCGAGGCTTAGGGCAGGTTCTAACCTGCCCAAGCACATGTTACATTATTGATTCAACATATGGCAATATATTGCTTAAAGATTTGATGGGGTCATTGAAGGGGGTGCGGATTATTCTAAAATTGGTTTCTTCAAAGTTTAACAGCTCCTCATCTGTTAACATTTCAGAGTATATAAGTGATTTAATATATCTAGCTTTAGATTCGCCTAGCTTATCGACATTCAAAGATTCAAATATTTTAGTAGGTGTTGCTTTGTCATTGCAGAAATCTCTGAAAAGTGAATGTGATCTGGTTTTTAAAAATGCTAAAATAGCGATAGAATATAGATCATGCTTTTCATGAGGTGCATTACTTGCCACGATTAAAGCTAATAATGAGTGGCATCTTTCACAATCCCGAAGTGTAGCCTTACTATTATTAAGTAACTCGGTAATCAATTCATATGCTTCTTTGTAATTGATGTTGATTCTGATTTTATTTGCAAGGTGACGCATGAAAGTTGGTATTTTTTCACTTGCCCCATATGCATCTTTGGGTTGAGGTAGGGCAAACCAAAAATGAATGAACTTGCTGAGATACGTATCGGAATCAATGTTTCCGTACCTCTTGTTTATAATGTGCAGGTATTGTTCTTTGTTAACTGCTAAAACAAAATATAAGTTCTTTGTATTAAATACGTGTTTCATCTTTTCTAATAGGTCTAAAGAAAAGTCTGGCCTTGCACGATCTAATTCATCTATTATAAATATAACTTTCCTGTTTGCTGCGAGTTCGGTAATTGTATTTTTAAAGTGCTGAATAAGCTCTTCTTCTTTCTCGGCACTTTTAAGTTTATTTTCAATTAGTTGTTCTATTGGCTCTTCAATAACGCTACTTGTTGCATCTTCAATACCTTCTAGATCTGTTTCTTTGACAATTCCTAGTGTGGCTGCTCTTAAACCAATCTTCACGCTGGCTTTTAATAGGAACTTCCCTACGTTTTTTGCTGCTTCCATGTATTTTATTTTATCTTCTGGCTCTTCAATTTTCGTATAAATGGCAGATGATAATGCTAAGAATGCATCTTCCTGATAATCACTTTTGAAAGCATCAAAGTAAATTACTTGAAGTTTATCGTCTTTCGAAAGCTCGGTTTCCCACATCTTCAAAAAGGTAGTTTTACCGTTTCCCCATTGATCATCAATTGCTAGTACTAAACTGTGATCGTCAGAGTTTTTTATAATATTATGTAGTTGAATGCCTAATTTTTGACGCTCAAATAAATCGTTTCCATTATCAAAACCATGTTCATAATTTATTTCGTCTAATAGTAATTTCAT